CACACCAATAACTTCACAAGGTAGTTTGTATGATTCAAATTACTACATAGTGAATGAGGACTTGAAAGTTTACATTTGTCTCCAAAATGGATCAGACCCTGAGAACCCCAAGGGTAGGCCTTCATATGACCAACCCACATTTGTTGACCTTGAGCCAAGAGCAGCTGGCACTAGTGGCGATGGTTATGTTTGGAAATATCTTTATACGATTAAACCATCCGAGATCGTTAAATTTGACTCTATTGAATACATACCAGTGCCCGAAAACTGGGGCAACCAAGGCGAGACTGTTGCAACAAAGGCTAATGCTATAGATGGGAAAATCGAAGTTGTTGTTGTTAATGATAGAGGCTCTAACTATCAACCGATCTCTACATCTTTTGCCAATGTTCCAATTCTCGGAGATGGATCAGGAGGAAAGGCTACAATTACGATTGATTCTTTCGGAAAGGTATCTGAAGTATTTGTTACTGACGGAGGAGAAGGATATACCCACGGATCCATACAGTTCTTCCCAGGCGCTCCTGGCAGTGAGTCTGGCGGTGTTCTTGCTAACCTTACCAATACTGGAATAGGAACTACATCTGTTGCTGGTTTTAGTGTCATCATTCCACCTAAAGGTGGCCACGGATATGACATCTATAGAGAATTAGGTGCATATAGAGCTTTACTATATTCTAGATTTGAAACACTAGAAACTAACCCTGATATTATTGAAGGTAATGACTTCGCTAGGGTTGGACTTATAAAAAATCCCACTGTGTTTGGTAGTAGTACAGAATTACTAGACACTGCGATGGTCAGTGGTCTAAAGGCACTCAAACTTTCTGGTGTAACAACAGCAACAACCTATGCTGTTGACTCTGAGATTACACAGACAGTTGGTTTAGGATCAACTGCTATAGGTTATGTAGCGTCATGGGATAATGTTACTGGAGTTTTGAAGTATTATCAACCAATGGGTCTTGCATCTAGTGAAACTGGATATAAGATAATTCCATTTACTGCTTCTCCTGATGCTGGGTATGGAGTTACTATCAGTGGATCATCTGTGGTGGGGTCACTTCTCTCTGTTGATACCAATTTTAACGGTGTCAGTACCTCAATAAATAATAAAGTCTATCAACTTGGTATGACTTTCAGTGCTGGTATATCATCCGCTGAGTTCAATACTAAATCTGGTGAAATAATCTATATTGATAACAGAACTGCAATTCCTCGTTCTGCAAGTCAGAAAGAAGACATCAAAATAGTGCTGGAGTTTTAAAGAAAAATGCCACAAAATACCAACTTAAATTCGTCTCCATACTTTGATGATTTTAATGAGTTAAAAAATTATCAGAGGGTACTATTCAAACCAGGCTTACCTGTTCAGTCTAGAGAACTTACAACACTTCAATCTATCTTACAGAGTCAGATTGAAAAATTTGGTAAGCACTTTTTTAAAGAAGGTTCTGTTGTAATTCCAGGCCAAATCGCTTATGATTCTGAGTATACTTGTGTACAGATTGACGATGCACACTTAGGTATTCCTGTTTCTCTTTACTTAGAAAACTTAAAGGGTAAGAAAATTAGAGGAGAAACTAGTGGTGTTACAGCTAAGGTAGAAACATATATTACCAACAGAGAATCAGTCAGAGGAGCATATACTTTATACATCAAATATCAAAGTTCTAGTGACACTGATTTCTCAAGAAAAACATTTGCAGACGGAGAGAACTTACTCTTAGAAGAGGATCTAAACTACTCTCTTTCTAGTATCAGATCTGGTGCTAGTTTTGCGACAACACTCATATCAAATTCGACTGCAACAGGTGCTGCAGCTAAGATAGCCACTGGTGTTTATTTTATCAGAGGTTTCTTTGTAACTGTTTCTGACTCTACAGTTATACTAGATCAGTACAGTGATACTCCATCATATAGGGTAGGTCTTTTAGTAAAAGAAGAATTAGTAACTGCTTCTTCTACAGATAATGATCTATATGATAATGCAAGAGGATTTTCAAACTTTGCAGCGCCTGGTGCTGATAGATTCAAACTATCTACAACTCTAATTAAGAAGTCTCTTACCGATCTAAATGATGAGAACTTTGTAGAGTTGATGCGAATTGAAAATGGTATTCTACAAAAATTCGTAAAAGCTGGTGTAAACGAGTATAATTTAATTCGAGATGAATTAGCAAGAAGAACTTTTGATGAGTCTGGACATTATTATATAAAACCTTTTCCCATTGATCCTAAAGAGTGTTTGAATGATAGAATAGGAAACAATGGTGCATATTATTCTAACCAACTAACACAGCAAGGAAATACACCATCAGATGATCTGATGTGTCTATCTATAGGGCCTGGAAAGGCATATGTTAAGGGATATGAGATAGAAACTCTTAATACCACAACTGTTGACGTTCCTAAACCTCGTACAACACAAAAAATAGTTAACGAATCATTGCCATTTAGTGTAGGTAGACAGATAGAACTTAATAACGTCTATGGTTCACCTCTAATTGGTATTACCACAAGTTCTTATGTAAAACTATTCAACGAAAGAACTTCTACTGTAGGCACATCAAACGGTGAACAAGTTGGTGTTGCCAGAGTATATGATATGAAATTGAAGAATGTTGGTTATGCAGATTCTTCTACAATATTTGAATCATCTTTGTATGATATTCAGACATTCACATATCTACAACTAAACACAAAGGCGACTGTAAATCTTCCAGCATATATCGTTGGACAAAACAGTAATGCTTCTGGATATGCTTACACATCTTCAAATGGATCTACACAACTTACTTTGTATCAGGTTTCTGGTCAATTCCAAGTAGGTGAGGAATTCTTTATCAATGGTGTTACTGCAAATAGAAGTATCACAGAAGTAGAAGATTATGGAATAGAAGATGTCAAACAGATAGTCAGTAACGATATGACTAACTATCCGTTTACTGCTGATCCAATTTTAAGTCTAGGACATTTGATAGCTCCTATTGCAACTCAGTTTACCGTGAGTGCAAAGGTTGGCGGAGCATCTACAATATCATCTCCTAGTGCTAGTTTTGTCAACTCTGGTATCAAGACAGGTGACATCATTCAGTACAGTGTTGGTGGAAACAGTGTTCCTACTTATAACAGAGTTACAGATGTAAATGCCATTGCAATTAGTCTAGAAGCAACCACAGACGTTGAGAATGTATGTTCTGGTGCATTACCAACTAGTGAAGTAAATGCAAACGATTTATTTAAAGTTACCTTAGAAGTACAAAACAACTCTAAGGCATTTTTGTTTAGTGAATTAACTAAACCAAATGTTGCAAGTGTAGATACAAATGGCGCAGACATTCTATTCAAGAAGTCATATACTGTTACAGTTGCAAGTAATGCTTTCAGTGGAACCTTAGAAACTGATGCTGACTTAACTCTTGAGCCGTTTGATGAAGAAGATTATAACCTTACATTTAAGACAACTGGTAAGACAGAAAATCTAACTAATCAGAAACTTACTGTCAGTGGCAGAACAGTAACTCTATCTGGATTAGATACGGCATCAGGTGCAGCTGTATTGACTGTAACTTGGAAGAAAGTAAACGTAAAACCAAAAGCAAAAGTATTCAAGAGAGCAACGACATACACTATAAACAAATCCAGTAAGACACAATCTGGAACTGGATTGATGAAATTAAATGATGGATTGACCTATGACACTGCGTATGGTAATAGAGTGCAAGATCAAAGACTATCTCTAGGTGTTTGTGATGTTGCCGAGGTGCTTGCTGTATTAGAATCTTCATCCACTAGTGATGCACAGTTCCCAATCTTACAACTTACAAATCTAAACTCTAATATTCTCAATGCTATAGTCGGTGAAACTATAGTTGGTAAAAGTTCTGGCGCTTCTGGTGTTTTCGTTGCTACTAATGGATCTGATGAAGTAAGTTTTGTATCTCAGAATGAAAATGCTTTTGAGATAGGTGAAGAGATTATATTTGAAGAAACTAATGTTTCTGGTGTTGTACAATCATTTACTCCAGGCGATAGAGATATAAGAAATAACTTTGAGTTTGATCCAGGCCAAAGATTAGATTATGTTGACTATTCTGCACTTATCAGGAAAGAAGATACTGAAGCACCTACAAGAAGACTTACAGTTGTTTACAACAACTTTGTTATTGATGAGGCAGATCCAGGCGACTTCGTAACAGTCAATTCATATGAAAGAAAATTATATGGTACTGTATTACCAATCATTAATGGTAGAAACAGTGCAGATATTATTGACTTAAGACCTAGAGTTACATCTACTATTGATGGTAAAGCTCCTTGGGAATTTGAAGCAAGAGTATTTGTACCTGGCACATCTTCGTCATCTCATGTGGTTGCTAAAGATAAATCATTCAATCTATCCTATGAATACTATCTTGGAAGAATTGACAAACTATTCTTGAGTAAAGAAGGTATCTTTACTCTATCTAAAGGTGTCCCATCTGAACTACCAAAACTTCCAAACACTATTGATAATGCTTTAGAAGTAGCTACAATAAACCTTCCTCCATATGTTTACAATACATCTGATGTTAAGCTAACAATCGCTAGACATAAACGATTCCGAATGAAGGATATTGTTACTCTAGAGAATAGAATTAAAAATATAGAATACTACACATCTTTATCCTTACTTGAAGTGGAGACATCAAATATGTCTCTTCGTGATCCACAGACTAATCTAGAAAGATTTAAGTCTGGATTCTTTGTAGATAACTTCAAATCTGTAGCTGGTGGTGATGTAACTAATCGTCAGTATAAGGCATCTATTGATTCTGTATCAGGTAGATTAAGACCACAACACTACACAACATCTATTGATTTATTACTTGGATCAGAGGCGATTGTTGGTGCTGCTACATCATCTAACCCATCCGCTGATTATAGATTTGTTGAAGATCTTGGCGATGCAAACGTCAAGAGAGTTGGTGATGTTATATGTTTGGATTATAGTGATACAATCTACTTAGAAAACAACTTTGCAACTCGTATTGAGAATGTAAACCCATTTGCTGTTGTAAACTGGATTGGTCAGGTTGAATTGAATCCAGGCACTGACACATGGATTGAAACTAGAAGAACTACTGCAACATATGATATTGAAGGTAGTTTTAATTCTACTATGGGAATCACTGGTGCTGACAGTAATACTGGTTTATCACCTATAGATTGGGGATCATGGGAAACAACTTGGACAGGATCAAGTGTAGATACAGGCCCAACTCTGTTTAGTAGAACAGATACAGAAGTTACTGGCAGATCTTCTCAAAGAGGAAAATTCCAACGTGGATCTCATATTCCTCTTGGTCGTGGTGTACCTATTACTACAACAACTAACTTCCTTGATACAACATACGATTTCAAAGAGCAAACAACTACAACTACTACAAACCAAACACGACAAGGTATTCAGTTCCGTGTTGGTGAGAGATTTGATACAACAAGTCTTGGTGATAAAGTTGTAAACACAGAAGTTATCGCTACAATGCGATCAAGAAATATTGAGTTTGTTACTAGGAGACTTAAGCCTAATACAAGACTATATCCATTCTTCGACAATATCGATATGTCGAAATATGTTGTACCAAAACTTATCGAGATTACAATGGTATCTGGTACATTTGGTGCTGGTGAAATTGTAGAAGGAAGTCGTGCAAACACAACAAATGATGCAATTAGATTCAGACTTGCAAATCAGAATCATAAGTATGGTCCTTACAATAATCCAGATCAGGTTTATAAACAGAACCCATACGACCCTGCATCCAGCATATCATCAACATACTCATCAACAACTTCTATATTGAACGTTGATACTGCATCTTTAGAACTTCAGTCTGCATCTGGTTTCTATGGATATATCACTACTGGTATGAAGTTAGTTGGACAGTCTAGTGGCGCAATCGCAAGAGTCAGTGCAATCAGATTGATTACTGATAAGGCTGGATCATTGATTGGATCTCTATTCTTACCAGATCCTACAATTCCATCTGCTCCTTCATTTAGCACTGGTACTAAAACATTTACTCTATCGTCATCTCCTGTAAACTCAACCATCTCTGGATTTACAGATAGTTCTGGTGAGGCAACCTTTACATCATCTGGTACACTCCAAACTGTAGAATCTTCTACTCTCAGAATGAGAAATGCAGATGTTCAGAGAATACCTCAATCTGCTGATAGAACTCTTACTGATGAAAGTAGTAGATTAGTTATCCAAAATACTTTTGCAGAGAGATCTACAACTCAAACTAGATGGGTTGACCCTCTTGCACAATCATTTGAAGTTCCTGATATTGGCGGTGTATATCTTACTAAGTGTGATGTTTACTTCCAAGCTAAAGATACAAACCAATTACCTGTTACCTTACAAGTAAGAACACTTCAAACTGGTTTACCTACACAGGAAATCCTACCATTTGGTGAGTGTATTCTTGATCCTGATGAAGTTGTTCTATCTCAAGATGGATCAGAACCAACAACATTTACTTTCCCATCACCTGTATATTGTGAAGGTGGAGGAGAGTATGCTCTTGTTCTTCTTTCTGCATCTAATGAATACTTTGTTTATATCTCTAGGATGGGTGAAGAAGATATTACAACTGTAAATTCTGCCGATTCGGAAAAAGTTATTGTATCTCAACAACCTTTACTTGGTTCATTGTTCAAATCACAGAACGGTGCTACATGGGATCCTAGTCAGTTAGAAGATTTAAAATTCAATCTATACAGAGCAAACTTTACTTCAAGCACTGGTAGAGTTAATTTCTATAACCCAGACTTAGATGTAGGAAACAGACAGATTGTTTCTCTTGCACCTAATCCTATTGACATGCTTGCCTATAATGCAGTAGTTGGTTTGGGTAAGAGTTTAACTTCCGCCGAACAGGCTGGTTTGACAGAGGGAACCACAATCTATCAACAAAATAATCCAAACTTCAAGGCTAACTTGAATAAAGTTCTTGGTGCAATAGGTATTGGTAGTGATTTAACAATTACAAATGGTGGTAGTGGTTTTTCTGCATCATCCATTGTTTACTCTAATGTGCCACTTATATCTCAGTTTGGCAGAGGAGTTGGTGCAGCTGTTAACTTGACCGTTGATAATAGAGTTGCTGTTGCAGCAACAGTTTCTATTGGAGGAACAGGATATTCTGCTGGTGATGTATTGACAGTAGATGCCTCCAATACAGGCGGATTCGGTAAAGATTTGAGATTAACAATTCCAAATAATGTTGGTGTTATTAGTGCCTTCAACACGTTAGTTCTTGATAATATTCAAGGTAAACCTAAAGTCGATTCATCATCTTCTGTTGTTTATGTTGGTGGTGGTGGAACAAGTGTTGTAAACGGAGCTCCTATTACATACCTACAAAATGTTACTGATGGATTACATTTCCGTGTAAGGCATTCAAATCATGGTATGTACTCACGAGAAGATCAAGTTACATTATCTGGTGTAGAGGGTGATGTTAAACCTGAGAAATTAACATCCACAGTTGATTCTTCAAGCACAGAAGATATGACTGTTACTGCTGTTGGAATCTTTACTTCATTCGAGAATGTTCCAGTCAGTAGTTCCAATCCAGGCTATATTAAGATAAACAATGAAATTATTAAGTACACTGGTGTTACGACTACAACATCTACAATTAATAACATTACTAGATCTATTGATAATACCAAGGCTGGTGATTATGAAGTAAATGACAAGATATTTAAGTATGAGTTAAATGGAGTTTCTCTAAGAAGAATCAACGCATCTCATAGTTTCTTACCTACAAACGATACCAAGTATCCTATTGATGTCGATCATTACTGGATTAAAGTTGGAGTTTCAAGTAGAGGTATAGACAGAGCAACTGGAAATGCAAACGGATTCCCAGAACTATTCTTTAGTGAGAATAAATCTGGTGGTAGTTACGATCAACAGTATGTACAAGTTGGTAATGCTTATGGTCCTATGGCGACTCAGAACATTGCTTTCAATATTGTTAGACCTAATGTTGCAACTCTCTTACCAGAAGGAACTGAGATATCTGCCAAGATTAGAACATTTAGTGGTAATAGTCCTGATGGAAACTTGACTGCATTTGTGGATCAGGGATATGAAGACATTTCACTCAATACCAATAACTACCTAACTACGCCTAGAATTGTTGCTTCTAAGAGTAATGAACTTGAGAAACTTATTGATTTCCCAGGCAGAAAATCATTTACATTACAAACAACTCTATCTACAGATGATCCTAAAGTTAGTCCTATGATTGACTTGGATAGGGTGAACATGATTACTATTATGGATAGATTAAATTCTAAGGTTACTGATTATGCTTCAGATCGTAGAGTTAATTCAGTTGATCAAGATCCAAGTGCTGCAATTTACTTATCTAAGGTTGTTAATCTAGAAAAAGCTTCTGATGGATTAAAAGTTCAGTTTGATGCTTACAGACACTCAACTAATGATATTAGAGTTATGTACAGAATATTCAGAATTGATGCACCACCACAGTATCAGTTATTTGAATTATTCCCAGGCTTTGAAAACCTAGATTCTAATGGTAATGTCATAGACGCTTCCAAGAATAATGGTAAACCAGACAGAAGAATTCTTTCTTCTTCTACTGAGTCGGATTATAAAGAATATGAATTCAATGCTAAGAACCTACCACAGTTCAATGGATTCCAAATTAAGATTATCATGACAGGAACTAACTTTGCTTATGTTCCTAAGATTCGTGACTTGAGAGCAATCGCATCCATCTAATGAGTAAGATAAAAGTTAAAGATAGTGGATCTCTTTATAGAGATGAAGAATCAGGTGCAATTTTAAATTGTTCTGATAGCGAGTATGATAATTATCTAAAACTGAAGCAAAAAAAATTGCAAGAAGCGAATGAGATGAATAAGTTGAAAGATGATGTTGATGAGTTGAAATCAATGATGAAACTCATTTTAAGTAAATTAGATAAATAACTAAAACCTCCCTTTGACAGATGACAGCAAGGAACATCAACTTAGTTTTAGATCAAGGTGTGGATTTTGAAGCGACTTTCACCATCAGAAATGAAGATGCAAGTTCTTTGAACCTAACAGGCTACACTGGAACTGCTCAACTAAGAAAGCACCCTGCTGCAACAAAGTCAACTGCCTTTACGGTATCTTTTCCCAATAGGGTTAATGGTCAGATTAAAGTAGCAATGGCAAGTACCATGACTGCTGTGATAGAAGGTGGAAGATATGTGTATGATTTAGTCTTAACTTCGCCAAATGCGTATAAGACTAGACCGATACAGGGAAATCTTCTTGTAATTCCAGGCGTAACACGATAATGGCAGATTACTTAGTCACTCTCAATGAACCTGGCAGTTATAATGTCGGTGTAGACTACGAGATTCCATCGAAGTCGATCCAATATGGTAATATCATTATTGGTAAAACACCAGTGCAAGATGGTTCTGAAACCACATTTTCCCTAAATGATCAAGGAGCACCATACACTCCTAACAATAATCAACAACTTATTGTTACCAAGAATGGTCTTTTTCTAGACCCATCAAATGATTACAATATCTCTGGTAGTCAGGTCGTTTTTACAACTCCACCAGCAACAAATGACGATATAGTAATCATTGCTCTCGCTGCAGCTGCTGATCTGACGAGGACTGTAAACTATGTAATTGATAGTGGAAGTCTTCCAATGCAAGTCGGTGATAAAGGTAAATTAACCATAGATGTCAGCGGAGTGATTGAGAATGTTAGAGTTTTGTCTGATCAAACAGGCGATATCGTGTTCGATATATCCAAAACCACATTCGCAAATTATCCTAGTTTTAACAGCATTACAGATGCTCAAAGGATACAATTAGTCAATAAAGATAAATACTTTGATGATGTCCTAAATAATTGGACAACAACGATTACAGCTGGGGATATTCTCCGATTTGACGTAATCAGTGTGAACAATATTAGAAGATTACTAATCTCTCTAAAATTAAAATTATAAATACATTTAGTTCTTAGTTCAACTAGACCCCTAGAGGTAGTTTTTCAATGGCATTACTCGTTCCTAATATTGGTGAAATTGAGTCGCTACGTTATCTGATCGCTCAGAATAACTTTGTCGCAGATTTAGAAGATACATCACCGCGAAATCTTGTGTTAAAACTTTTCACAAGTAACACAACTCCTGCCGAGGGAGATGTTCCGTCTGCAACAACATACTTTGAGCCCTATATTGACGGAAACGTTAATGGTTACGGTACAACTGCAAATACTGGTTATCCTGTTTGTGTAAACAACAGACCTGACCAAGACTATAACCAGCAGTATGGTATTCTATTAAACGGATCTAGATGGGTAATTAAGAACGTTGGTAGTGGAACAACTGCTACATATCCAGAACAGACTTTCACTTTCACAGGGCCTGCTGGTAACATCTACGGTTACTATGTGACTCGTGCAAATAACATGCCTATTTCAGTACAGGGTGTTGTACACGGTGCAAGTGTTGGTATCGGAACCACAGTTACTAAGGGTAATGGTGTTGACCCAACAATCGGTGTTGTTGGTAACTCTTATCTAACAATCGACCCACAAGTTAGTATCGATGATCTAACTCTTGGACAATTTGTTGCTGGTAACGCTGGTATTGCAACTGGAACGAGAATTATCGGTATTGACCGAAGTTATCGAACGATTTATCTCGACAAACCTCTAGTTGATAACATACAGGTTGCGACTGACCCATCAGTTACATTCAGTTTCGGTAAAATTTCAATTACCAACCACGGACTTAAGGCTGGAGACATCCTTTACATCAACGCTGGTACAGGTAATACAACTCTCGAATCTAATGTTTACACTGTCTTTAATGTACCAAACGCAGATGAGTTTACAACAACTCCATCTATGACTGCTACATCAAACGGTGTTCTTGGACTTAACACTGCGACTCTTTACAGTTCTATCATGTACGCTGAAAGATTCACAAATGGTCCTTACAACATTCAGAACAACGGAGACCAAATCAAGATTACTCTAAACGTCGCACTCGACTAATAGAAACACTAAATATCAATATGTGGACTCTGCTTTATAACTAAGGCAGGGTCTTTTTATTCGGGGATCTCCTTGACCGTATACACCTATGACAATACGAAGATAGATGTATTCACTACATTTAACGGTGGAGATATCACCGTGGGATCTAGCGAGAATATTGACTATGGCGATATAGTAGACAATGTTCAACCCGAAAGAGATGAGAATTTTTTCTTTATAAATGATCACGGATTAATTACTGCAACAGCAGATGTATTACCGTTTGGAACAGTAGAAGTAGTAGATGGAAGAGATGCACTAGGTAGATCTAGATCCCAGTGGATTCCAGAGAACGCAAATACAGTACTATTTGATGTAAATGACTCTGCACTAGAGTCAGCAGTAACGCCTTGGGTTGGTACTGGTACAATTCATGAGTTTGGTAACGGTCTCGAAAGAGTCGTCATACCAGATCTCGGAGCGGCAGGACCTGTCATCTTCATCCCATCTGGGACCGCAGAAGAATCTATATCCAAAGGAAATTATGATGGTACTGGTGCGATTACCAAGTCTGGCTTATCAGTAACCGATCTAGACCAAGTTTATCCTTATGATGGTAGTGGTACATTAAATGTAAGTGGTACAACTACAACACCTTATGATGAGGCATATCTCCCTGTAATTAAGAACGCATTTAGAGCGAAGGGTGGAGATAACAGACTATTTGATGTTGAAAAAGTCATATACAACTATGCCAGATCTGAGTCTGACATATTCGAGAAAGAAGATAACGGTACAATTACAGTTAGGGAAGGAGCATCCTTCGATAATCTCAATGTCACATTTGACGAGACTATCACAGATGTTCTTGGCAAAGAGAGATCATTCTCTGATGAAGATCAGGTAGAATTTGAAAGTTACGGAAATATATTAGACACACCTACATCTGCTGAAGATTACGGTGTAATAGAACAACAACTACAAGGCGGAATATTCCTTGACGAGTATCAGGCAACGAATGTTGGTGTCAGAGATGCCATTGTCAGAGGATACGAAGGTCTTGGTACATTCAAGAAAGAAGGTGCTGCAGAGGAAGATCGTTTCTTTGCATTTACTGGATCTGGTACACTCAACGTATCTGGAGAGAATTTCTTCAGTCAGGCTCCACAAAGCACAATCTTTGGTGTCGGTGATAAGATTACCGCATCTGGTAGTGCAGATGAGGCGTTCGTCCCTGCAACTGTTGATAATACCGTCCTCTTTGATATCTCTGGAACTGGTGCAGATAGCACGGTCATACTTTCTGATGCTAAGAAAGTTACTGTTAGACTTACTGGTTCAGTATCTGATATCAAACTTGTTAAACAAGGTGATGAACAGACAGTCACTCTACATCTTAGTGGTGCTGCAACAGATATCTCACTTGCCAAAGATTACGAGAATACAAATCTCTTCGATATTACTGGAGAGATGCGACAGGATATTCCTGTTTATACTCCATCTTGGATATCACCAAAAGGAGATCAATCAACAGAAGAATACGATTGGGGTCTCATCACTGCCACTCCCACTCAACCTTCGGAAGATTGGGGACCAATCAATACAAACGACGAGACAATACCCAAGGTTGCAGAGAACTGGGGATTCTTACTTCCAGCGTTCAACTACGTTCAGCTTGGTGGTCAACATTATCCAAACAGAGATACATTCTCCACTGGAGAATCCAGTCTGGTTGTCAATACTGGAGATGTCACAGGTATTGCGACATTTTTACTCTCAGAAGATCTCGATGTTGCAGCTGCAATCGATTACGAGTCCTCTGGAAAATCTGGTATTGCTACACACAATGCTGGTCTGTTCTTCTCTGGAGAACTATGGTTATCTCAGGCAGTACAACACAGATCATTCGGTCTTGAAGGTGAATTTACAATCAGTGGTACTGGTAGTGAGTCTATCACACCATTCATTCCAGAAGGATCAGGTTCACTCTTCAAGGTTGGTGGTGCGGCAGAATCCAGCACCAAGGCATATCTTGTTGGAGATTATCAGTATCTCTCTGGAACTGCAAACGTCAACTTTGCTCCACATATTACTGGTATCGGTACTGGAACATTCAGTCAAGGAAGAGCGGCTGGTCAAACATACGCTAGAGTCATCAATCATGAAGATGATGCGTTTGGTGGAACTCTTAATCTTACTGGTATTGGTTCAGAAGTTAATACAGAATCCTATAACGAATCTTCAATCAAGTTTGGTCAAGAAGATGAGTACTTTGGAGAACTTGATGGCGTTCCAGCCTTCGGATTCTCTCTTGGAATTGGAAATACAACTCTACCATCATTCGATGCGGACAATAATTACAATCTTGACTTTGCATCAAATGTTATATCTGAGGATCGTGGAACTATTGGATTCAGTTCTGTTGGCGGCCGCCCCTACACCAAAGACAGACCATTTGATGTTGGATTCTCACATCAGGAAGGTATCAACAGAGGATACGAGGATGCTGGTTGGGTTACTGATGAAACTCCATCAGCAAATCTACATCCATTCGGAACTGTTGATATCTTTACGCTGGATAGCACACAAATCAGTTACATTCCAAATTGGGTTGGTTCTGGTACACTCACTCTATCTGGTATTTCTGTCGAAAGAGTTGCAGTTGCAAGTAGTACAACATCTCTATTCGACTTCGTTAGTGGCGCTCAAGAGGTCTACAGCGCTCAAACCCCAGAAGGAACAGTTCTATTCGATGTCTCTGGTATCGCATCAGAGAGAACCGCAAGAGACTTTGTTGGATCTGGTTCTCTTGTTCTATCTGGTATTGCAACAGAGAGAGCATCATTCAATCCACCCGCTAGTGGTATTATCTCTATATCTGGTGTTGGGGATATTGCATCCAGCTTCGATCCTCCAGAAGGAACATATCTACATGTCTTTAGTGATAAGGGTGCAGAGGCAGTTGGATTCGCTGCTCAGTCTACCAAGGCTGTTATGCGTCTATCTGGAGAACTCAGACATCCAGATATCGACTACACACCTCATTATGGTATCGATAGAAACATTGGTATCGAGACTGGATTTACAATCATCAATGGAGATCCAGGCGGAGAACACGGCGATCCTGGCATCGTTACTACAAGGTTCTTACCAAAATACCCTGCTGGTGTCGGCACTGCCTTCGTTCTCCAAGGTCGTTCAATATCAAGAACAAACGCACCTATCACAACTCACGGTGTTATATACGTTCTTGGTATTGGTACTGCTGGAAACGGTGTTGGTGGTCCAGAAGAGAGGGGAGATCTCGAAGGAGTCGAATTTGGTGCGAAGGAAAGATTTATTCCAGCTACCGAGTTTGGTGTCGGTTCCATCATGTTCGACTTCAAGAGTGGAGCAGATGCCAGACCAATCCAAGTCTTTGGATACTATGGAGACGACAAAGATCCAGGCACATCTGGTCAAATCACCATTCGTCAGGAAGGTGGTATCTTCACAGAAGAGAAGATCACAAGGATCTACCAAACAGATGGAACTGGAGCATACACTTACAGTGGTGCTGCAACAGACGAAGCAACAACATTCTCCGAAGTTGGTGGTGGATCTCTATTTGCAATCGGTGGAATATCAGAAACTGTTACAGCTGCAGAACTTGTTGCTGGTACATCTATATTCAATGGAGAGGCAGATATTGCCTTCTCTGCACAGACTCCAGAAGATACTGCAACACTTACACTATCTGGAGTTGGACTTCCTCGATTCGAGTACGACTTCAAAGGAACTGGAACTCTCACAATCAGAAGAGACATCAATCCTATTACAGGTGTTCGTCTATCTGCGGAAGGATCTGGTACTCTCTTTGGACTTGGTTCTGCTGCAGAGGCAACAGTCGAACCATCTGCTGCAAGTGCAGTTCTTTCAAGAATATCTGGAGACGCAGAGACAAGATACTTCCAAGTATTCCAAGACTTCGTTCCATCTGGTACATTCACAATATCTGGAGAACTCACACATCCAGATATCGATTACACACCAGCGTACACTGGTATTGGAAATGTCACCATATCTGGTATTGCCGAGGAGAAGGCAGATCTTGTCGAAGTTGGATCTGGTATTG